GAAAAAGATAGTAGTAAGTATGGACATCGAATAAAATATGATAAAGGTGGCAACGGTAAATGGATGCAAAAGGTTAGTGCTTCAATTAAAAAAAGAGGAACTAAAGGAAAATGTACACCGATTACAAAACCAGGCTGTACAGGCCGAGCTAAAGCATTAGCTAAAACATTTAAAAAAATAGCAAAGAGAAGGAAGGCAGCATAATGGCAAGAGACTATACAAAAGAAAAACACAGTGACTTAATAGAATACGGTTCTTTCGTTAAACCAATAACAAAGGGCCCGGAAACAGGCCAAGCAAAGTTTTACCGCAAAAAAGGAAAAATTATTGAACAAGGTGCTCCAGGTACTTTGGGAAAAACACACGATAAAGCCATGGTAAGATTAAATAAGATCATGGCAGAAAAAAGAAAAAAAGGTGGTACTCGAACGTCAAGGTATCCAGGAACAGAAAAAGCAAGAAAAGAAAAATTAGCTAGTTTACGAAGTCCAGATTATTGGAAAAAAAGTTATAAAAAAGGTGGCCATGTTAAATCTATGGGTAAAGCTACTAGAGGTGGTGGAGCCGCTAAAAAGTAAAAATGGCAACACGAATTAAATCAAAATTTAAAAATAATTATTTTACCAAATTAACAAAACCTGATGGAGTTACTGAGGGCTATAACGGAAGTTATGTCTTTGGAGATTTAGGTGGAGTTAAGGTTGGAAATAACAGTTTAAAGAAGTATTATGGACAAATAAATAATGGATCTAGAAAATCTAATATATAAACTTCGTCGAGGTTTGGAGCGACGCGTACAACAACTGGCAATCTCCGTTTCGTCTGGTGGGGTTGACAACATGAATACTTATAAATATATTACTGGACAAATTAATGCACTGGAATCAGTGAAACAGGAAATCTCTAACCTGCTTGATGAAAAGGAGCCGAATGACAAACGCAACATCGTTGACATCCCAAAACCAAAAGGGAACTCAACCACTAGACCAAAAACCTAAATTTGCTCTAGAAGAAAAATACAAAAATCAAACAGCAAAATTACCAAAACCTACAGGTTGGAGAATTATTGTTTTACCATTCAAAATGGGTGATAAAACAAAAGGGGGAGTTGTTCTTGCAGAAAGTGCCATTGAACGTCAACAAGTGGCGTCTCAATGTGGACTTGTGTTAGCTATGGGGCCGGCGTGTTACTCGGATAAAGAGAGATATCCGCATGGTCCGTGGTGCAAGGTCAATGATTGGGTGGTCTTCGCGCGTTACGCGGGGTCACGTATACACATCGAAGGTGGGGAGATTCGTCTTCTTAATGATGACGAAATTTTAGCAACCGTGCAGGATCCGGAGGATATACTGCATGCATTTTAACATAGGAGGAAACTATGCCAACTGAAAACACTGATGACAAAAAATTTACAGAGTCATTAGACAATAAGGCAAAGACGGTTGATATCGATACGTCTGGTCCGGGGGCCGAGGTAATTGTGCCTGAGGACAAGGACGAATCCGTTGTCGACGCGAAGGAAAAAGAAGCGACGGTTACGTTAACCGAGGAGAAAGAACCAGGGACCACGGACCAAGAACCCGTGGAAGAAAAAAAAGAAGAAGCGCCGAAGGACGACACTAAACTCGAAGAGTATAGCAAGGGAGTACAAAACCGTATTGCCAAGCTCACTCGAAAAATGCGTGAAGCAGAACGACAAAAGGACGCTGCAACCGAATACGCACGAGCTTTAGAACTCGAGAAATCTGACAATCAGAAGAGGTTTAAAAAACTAGACACTGATTATTGGAAACGATTTGAGACGAATGTAACCACTGGCATGGAAGCTGCGCAAAAAGAATTGTCGATGGCTATCGAAGCGGGTGATGCAAAGGCTCAAGTTGATGCTAACAAGCGAATTGCTACATTGGCGTTTGAGAATGCGAAAATGCAGCAACAAAAAGAAGGTAGAGAAGAAGACGTTAAACTATCTGACGGTGGTAAATTACCTACAGACACACCAAGGAGATTACCTTATCAACCAGCTGATCCTGAAGCGGAGGAATGGGCAGGGAAAAATCGCTGGTTCGGTCAAGACCGACCCATGACGTTCACTGCTTTTGAACACCATAAGGATTTAATGGCTGAAGGTATAGATCCAAAGTCTGGAGAGTATTATACGGAGATTGACAAAAGAATACGTGTTGACTTTCCGCATAAATTTGATAAAAGTGAAACTATACAAACGACTAGGCCCGTTCAGTCGGTGGCTTCTGCAAATAGGAGCGTAAAACCTGGTCGCCAAACTGTGAAACTCACACCTTCACAAGTCGCTATTGCGAAAAAATTAGGTGTGCCACTCGAAGACTACGCAAAACAATTAAGACAACTCACGAAGGAGGTATAGCGTATGGACAAAGAAAAAGAAAAAACTTCTCGTGCGAGCCAAACACGGTCAAAGACTGAAAGACCAAAAGTGTGGGTTCCTCCATCTTCTCTAGATGCACCCCCTGCGCCTGATGGATTCAGGTACAGATGGATCAGAGCAGAATCTATGGGCTACGACGATTCTAAAAATATTCAAGGCAGATTACGATCTGGTTATGAATTAGTTAGAGCCGAAGAAGTCGAGAACTCTTCTGATTACCCAGTGTTAGACACTGGAAAATACAAGGGGGTAATTGGGGTTGGTGGCCTTTTGCTTGCAAAGGTACCTGAAGAGATCGCCGCAGCCAGAACAGCGTACATTAAAAAACGTACGGATGGGATGGACGAAGCAATCGAACACGATCTAATGAGGGAGCAACATAAGAGTATGCCTATCAATATTGACAGGCAGTCTCGTGTAACCTTCGGTGGTACAAAGAAAAGTTAATTTTCTCGGGATAACAACTAATTCCCTATCACTGAATTTTTTAAACCGTTCATAGGTCAAACTATGAACAAAGGAGAACAATATGGCTAACGCTTCGACAACTGGTTTTGGCTTTGTCCCTGTGATGAATCTCGGTAATACACCGGCTACATCTGGGGAATCAAAGTACAAAATAAAAACCGGCTTAGGTATAGCGATTGTACAAAATGACCCAATTTCTCTTCAGAATTCTTCTGGAGATGAAGGGTACGTACAAGACGCATCTCCTGCTACTTGTGACGACGGCTCAGTGGGAGGCGCATCTTACGATATTGATGCTTCCCCGGTCGCATCACCAGCCCTAATTGGAGTTTTTAATGGCGCATTTTATATTGCGAACACTACAAACAAACCAACTTGGGCAAACAATGTAGCAGCGAGTACTACTTTTGCTGCGAATCCAAATACGGATGCTAACAGTACCGATGGTTTTGCTTTTGTTAACGACAACCCTTTCCAAGAATATATGGTGAAAGCGGATGCAGCGGTAACAATCGCATACACAAGCTATAGAATGAACTGTAACAACAACACACTTTCCGATGCTAAATCGGGACAATCTGTGGTAACTTTAGATGTTCAAACGTCAGATAATGACGGGCGAACGTGGAGATTGCTTAGATCAGCTGAAGACCCTGAAAACAACGATGTTTCAGCGGTTGGATGTAATGTGATTGTTGTAGGCTCAGCTCGTGCAAACTTGTTCACTTTAAGTAACAAATAATAGGAGTATTTAAACTATGGCTATATCTCGATCACAGTTAGTGAAAGAACTAGAACCCGGTCTAAATGCATTATTTGGACTTGAGTACAAGCGTTATGAAAATCAGCATGCTGAAATTTATAACATCGAATCTTCTGACAGAGCTTTCGAAGAGGAAGTAATGTTATCAGGATTTGGAAATGCACAAGTGAAACCTGAAGGTCAAGGAATATCTTTTGACCAAGCACAGGAAACATTCACGGCTCGTTACACTCATGAAACTATGGCTCTCGCTTTCGCGATCACAGAAGAAGCTATCGAAGATAATCTCTACGATAGACTAGCTTCTCGTTATACGAAAGCTTTGGCTCGTTCCATGGCGAACGCTAAACAGGTGAAAGCTGTCAACCCTCTAATCAACGGTCTACCAACGACTGATGGTTATGATTCAGGTGATGGTGTTTCATTATTTAGTACTTCGCATCCAACGTTGAATGGAGTTTTCTCGAATACATTAGACACACAAGCTGACTTAAATGAAACGTCGCTAGAACAATCTTTGATTGATATCGGAGAGATGACTGACGAACGTGGACTTTTAATCGCGGCTAAAGGTGTCAAAATGATTATTCCACCAGAAAACCAATTCAATGCAGAGAGATTAACAAAATCTCAAGGTAGAACTGGAACAGCTGATAATGACATCAATGCAATCAACTCAATGGGTATGATTCCTCAAGGTTATAGAGTGAATAATTACCTAACTGACAATGATTCTTGGTATCTTATCACTGACGTTCCTAACGGCATGAAAATGTTCGTTAGAGCGCCCCTGAATACCGCAATGGAAGGTGACTTCGACACTGGAAATGTTAGATATAAAGCTAGAGAAAGATACTCATTTGGAGTATCCGATCCTAGAGGTATATTTGGCGTAGAAGGTACGTAATAAAATCAGAGATGAGGCGGCCATAAAGCCGCCTCATTTCAACTATAAAGTAATAAACTACTATGAAAAACTTCCGAATACAGATCCGTGCTTATGGCTATTACGGTGATTTTAATGTTATGGCCGAAGATACTAAAGAAGGTATTGAAAAAGCAATCCTTGACAAACTAGGACAAAATGAGGTAAAACTGGAGAAAGATGGATTCTCAGGAAAACATCTTAAATGGATAACTTATGAGGAGGTTATCAATGACTCAAGACCTATACATTACGAAGAAGTCCTTGGAGTTAGAATGGCAACAGGAGCACCTGAAGGAAGGTAAATATACTTTGAATATGGGATATATTGACAAAAAAATTCAGGAGATCGTTACCAAGATTATTGCCAAAGAGTTTGAAGCCGATACTATTCAAATTAAAGTAAACGATTCCAAGCCCGAAGTTTCGATAGCCACTTAAGCGTTATCAAAAATCATACAAATTCACGGGGATACCTTGCACTATACGCAAATCTGCGCTATAGATTAATTACTATACAATTATTAATTTGATGTAGACGAGTATAGTCGACGGCCTAAAGACTGCATCTTATAAATTAGGAGGATTATAATCATGGCAACAACAACGTTTAATGGACCAGTCCGTTCAGAAAAAGGTTTTCAAGTAGCAACTAAAACCGCTGGCACTGGCGCCATTTCAACTAGATATAGTTCGCAACTTCCAGATATGACTGGCTTGTCTACATCAGATGTAGCAACAGGAACTTCAATCACACTGGCGGTTGATACTATATCTTTTGTAAATTACACAGGATTAGCAGCATGCACAGCTACTTTACCATCAGCAGCGGCAGGGTCAGTTGTAGTTTATGTTCAATCTAAAGATACAGAAGGTGGAACAGCAAAACTTATCTTTGATTGTGCGGGTTCAGATGTTATCAAAACAGGTTCAATAATTGAAAGTCGAAGTGGCTCAGAAGTTGCTTTTGATACTTCAATAGCTAATGAAACTATATTACAGTATACACCTGCAGACGTAGCAACAAACCTTTTCACTACAAGTAGCAAAATTTATTTTGTATGTTATGAAAAAGGAACTTGGGTCATTTCTTATGAAATGGCTAGTGATGCGTTAGCAGTGACTGGTGCATTTGTTTTTGCAACGTAATAAATAAAATGTGAGCTCCTTCGGGAGCTCACGACTAAGGAGAAAATTATGGGTACATATCCAGTGGATATAAAAACAGCTAACATTACGTCAGCTACAACTACTACAGTTAAAGAGGGAGCGACTAGAATTTTAGGACTTTCATGGGTTGTACCTACGAATGTTGCAGCAGGCACTATTACAGTCTATGATGATACGACAGTTGTATGGGTTGTGGATACAGCTGCTACAGATACCACGAGTCACAAAGCCGCTACGCATGGATCTATAATGTTACCAGGAACCGGGATTAGATGTAGAACAAAACTAAAAGTTATTAATGCTTTAGTTTTCCCCATAACTGTTTACTATGGATAGGAGTCTAAATGGCAAATACCACATCGGGAACAGTAGTTTTTGATAAGACATATTATATAGACGATATCATAACGGATGCTTATGAACGTATCGGATTCGTAGG